CGAGCCTGTCATGCACGTTGCCTGGCCAGGGTATATGTTCGTGCGCGTGGCCCCACAACCGCAGGCCTGGTGCGGCATTCTGGGCATCAAGCATGTGCGTTCAATGCTGTTCGTCAATGAGCAGCCGATACAGGTTTCCGATAAGGAAATCAGATCCTTGAAGGTTCGTCTTGAGCGTGAACCCGAAGCGATCAAGTCGGTGATTGACGAGATGAAAGCAGGCGAACTGGTGCGGGTCATTGATGGTCCGCTCGCTTCGTTCAACGCTGTCTTTCAGGGTGCGGTCGACAATTGGCGCGTGCTTGTCGACGTGATGATCTTCGGTCGATCCTGCGTCACCGAAATGGATCTTGCGCAGGTCTCGCGGCTGTAATAGCGAGTCCTCCCCAGGAGACCTGAAAGAGTCGAACTCACGGTGTGAGCCATCGCCATCAGGCCCAGGACAGGTGTAGCGGATCGCTATCAACCTGCCCGCGCTGGGGATGATTCCGCATATATCATGGGTCGATTGAAGAGCTTGCCGCCCCGCATTGGGGCGCTGCCGCCTCGCATTGGTGTGGCTGCTGGTGATGAGCGGGAACGCCTGCGTCAGCGTGACCAGTCGGTCGGCTGGCGTGCTTGGTATGGCACGGCACGATGGCAGAAGATGCGCCGGGCTGTGTGGGTTCGGGATGGCTTCGTCTGTCAGAAGACAGGCGTGATGTGTGTCGGGAAGTACCCAGCCGGCAACAGCCCGGTTGCCGATCACATCAAGCAGCATCACGGCCACCCCGACCTGTTCTGGGATATGGACAACGTCGAGACGGTATCGAAGGCCTATCACGACAGCACCAAGCAGGCGCAGGAACGCAGAGCGGCATCAAGGCAGCCCTGATCCGGCACATCCCTGCCCCGATAGGACAGGATGCCTCGGGACGACCTCTCCGACCCCTCGGGGGGGGCGGGTCGAAAGTCAGAGACCCCTCGCCCGCCACACCCGCGTCCCCCTCATTCGGAGATTTTATTTTGGTGAGCAGAGATTCTGAGCAGGTTATCGACCTGTTCGGGCATCCCGTTCGCGCCAAGTTTGGGCAGCGGGGTCGCCCGCCTTATGAGCCGACTGAGAAAGATCGCAACAAGATCAAGCTCTTGCTGGCTTTGGGTTGGTCGATCGAGCGGATGGCGAACGGTGTTGGCGTCTCGCCGGCGACGGTGAAGCGGTATTTTAGAGCCGAGCTTAAGCAGCGTGACGCCATGCGCGACAGGCTCGATGCGCGACGGTTCGAGATCGCGATGGAGCTGGCGAACGATGGCAACGTGCCGGCGCTCAAAGAACTCGGCAAGATGATTGAGCGCTCGGATCTGATGAGCATCGACCGTCGCCTGCAGGACGCACAGGAAGGCCGTTCATCCGAAGGCGACAAGCCAAAGCTTGGGAAGAAGGCGGCGGCGAAAGCTGCGGCCAAGGCGGCGACCGAAGAGCCAGGCGGCGTCTGGGGCAACGATCTCGTGCCTGGCGTCCACTGATGTATGTCGAGTTCGACCAGAGCGGTTGGTCGACGGCGCTGCCGGACTGGAAAGAGCGCATCAGGCAGAAGCGTTCGTTGATCCCCGCGCTGCCGCTGCATGATGCAGTGGCGGACAAGGCGCTTCGGATCTTCAAGCGCCTGCGAGTGCCAGACATCATCGGCAACCCGACCTATGGCGAGGTTTGTGGGGATTGGGTCTTTGACCTCGTCCGAGTCATCTTCGGCAGCTACGATCCAGAAACCAAGCGGCGGGCGCTGCGGGAATTTTTCCTGCTGGTGCCGAAGAAGAACGGCAAGTCGTCGATCGCCGCCGCGATTATCGTGACGGCAGCGATCCTGAACGAGCGGCCAGAAGCCGAGCTGTTGCTGATCGCGCCGACAAAGCAGATCGCCGATATCGCATTCAAGCAGGCCGCCGGCATCATCCGTCTTGATGAGGAACTAGCGACGATCTTCCATGTGCAGGATCACCTGAAGAAGATCACCCATCTGACGACGCTTGCCGCGATCCTGGTGAAGGCTGCGGCCGCCGACGTGATCACGGGCTCGAAAGCAACCTACATCCTGATCGACGAAACGCATGTCTTCGCTTCGATGGCGAAGGCAGCTGACATCTTCGTCGAGATCCGTGGCTCGTTAGCCGCCCGGCCGGATGGCTTTCTGTTCCAGATCACGACGCAATCGAAAGCGCCGCCTGCCGGCGTGTTCAAGTCCGAGTTGCAGAAGGCGCGGGACGTTCGGGACGGTGCCTTTCTGTTTCCGATGCTGGCGGTACTATACGAGCTGCCGATCGAAGACGCCGTCGATGGCGGATGGATGCGGCCTGAGACATGGTCGCAGGTCAATCCGAACCTCAACCGTTCGGTCGATCAATCCTACCTCAAAGGCGAGATCGAAACGGCGATGCGCGAAGGGCCTGAAAAGCTCGCGCTGATAGCCTCCCAGCACTTCAACGTGCAGGTTGATCTCGGTCTGCATGCCGATCGCTGGGCAGGCGCCCTTTATTGGTCCGGGGCAGCAGCAAAGGGCTGCACGCTCGATTGGATCATGGCCGAATGTGATGTTTGCGTCGTCGGCATCGATGGCGGTGGCCTCGACGATCTCATGGCGATCGCAGTCATCGGTCGACATAAGGAGCGTCGGACCTGGCATCTTTGGGTTCGTGCCTGGGCTCATCCTGATGTTTTCCAGCGCCGGAAGGAGATCGCGGAGCGCCTTCGCGACTTCGTGCAGCAAGGCGATCTGATCGTCTGCGAGGACGGCAACGAGGATGTCATCCAGATCGCGGAAATCTGCGAGCAGCTGCGCGATGCTGGTTTGCTTCCTGAGAAAGCCGGCATCGGCCTCGACGCTTACGGTGTTGCCAGCCTGCTCGACGAATTGGCCGCGCGTGACATGGATGGCGACCTGACGCTTGCCATCGGCCAGGGCTGGAAGCTGCAATCTGCCATCACAACCCTGCCCCGCAAGCTGAAGGATCGCACCATGCAGCATTGCGGGCAGGAACTCATGGCGTGGGCGGTCGGCAACGCGAAGACCGAATTGCGAGGCTCGAATTACATCGTGACCAAACAAGCCGCCGGCGCTTCGAAGATCGACCCGCTCATGGCCGCCTTTAATGCAGCCATGCTGATGTTCATGAACCCGGAAGCGGCCAAGGCTTTCGATGCCGACTCCTGGATTGCGAGCTACGCATGAACTGGTTCACGAGATGGCTTCGGCGTGACGGGGCAAAGGATATCGAGGCTTGGCGCGGTGGGCAGGCTTCAACAGAGAACGGCGACAACTTCGTCACCAACCAAGTGACCACTGCGGATTATCGCGACCTTCGCGCTGCGCAGGGCGGCGCGGCGGTGGGCCTGTCGGCGACATGGGCGTGTGTGCAGCTGATTGCCGGAACGATCGCTTCGTTGCCGGTGATGGTTTACCGAACCGATGCGAGTGGCATCCGCCGTGTTGCGAAGGATCACCCGCTTTATTTCGTGCTGCATGACAGCCCGAATTATGATCAGACAGCGGTCGACTTCTGGGAGGTGATGGCCGCCAGTGTCGAACTGTATGGCAACGCCTATGCAGTTATCGAGCGGCGTTCCAGCGATCGGGTCATCAATGCGTTGCATCCGATCCGACCTGACATCGTAAAAGTTCGCCGCACTGAAGCCGGCGAGCTGGAATATGCGTGGCATGAAAGCAGCCGGCGCGTTGTGAAGCGCGGCCAGGACGTTCTGCATATTCGCGGCTCGCTCGGGGATGCTCTTTCCGGCGCTTCTACGCTGTCCATGTGCCGCACTGTCTTCGACGACGCTTTGGCTGCCGAGAATGCCGCTGGTTCGATGTTTTCAAATGGCGTCAGTCCAAGCGGCATCCTTTCTACCAAGCCTGACGTGCATCTCACCCAAGACCAGCGTGCGGCACTGGAGCTGCGTCTACAGGAGCGCCATCAGGGCGCAATCCGCAGCGGCCGGCCAATGTTGCTTGATGGCGGGCTCACGTGGCAGCAGCTCGCGATAAATCCCCATGATGCGCAGATGCTGGAAAGCCGAAAGTTCAGCGGCGAACAGGTCTGCCGGATCTTCGGCGTGCCGCCTGCGATGGTTGGTTATGGCGACAAGGCGTCGAATTGGGGCACAGGCAAGGAAGTCGACGTTCTCGGCTTCCAGAAGTTCACCCTTCGCAAGCGCCTGAAGCGCTTCGAGCAGGCCATACTCAAGCAGCTCGTACCGCTTTCCGAGCGCCGTGCGCAGGGCCTGACGATTGAGTTCAACTTCGAGGGGCTTCTGCGGGGCGATACGGCCAGTCGGTACGACGCTTATCAGCGCGCAATCAACATGGGCCTGATGACGCGCAATGAATGCCGCGCGCTCGAAAACCTGCCGCCTGTGCCGGGTGGGGATGTGATCACGGTGCAGATGCAAGACATCCCGCTCGCCGACGCCATCAATGGAGGCCGCCATGACGTTCCTGCTGCATAAGCACGCCGCTCCAGCGATGGACAAGAAAACCGCACCTGTCCTCGACATCAAGGCTCTGAAGGAAAGCGGCGAGTTCGAGGGCTATGGTTCCACCTTCGGCGGTGAGCCGGATGCTTATGGCGATGTCATTGCCCCCGGTGCTTATTCGGACAGCCTTGCCGCCCACAAAGCCAAAGGCACGATGCCGAAGCTGTTCTGGCAACACAATGCCGATGAGCCGATCGGCAAGTGGCTCGGGGCGAAGGAAGACGATCACGGGCTGCTGTTGACCGGCAAGCTCAACATGGACGTGCAGCGCGGCCGTGAGGCGCACGCTCTCCTAAAGGCCGGCGACATTGACGGCCTGTCGATCGGCTACCGGATCAAAGAATATAGCGTCGACACGGAAACGGGAGTTTGGACACTCGAGCGGCTTGACCTTGTGGAAGTCAGCATTGTGTCGGTCGGCGCCAACGAGAATGCGGTCGTGCAGAGCGTGAAGGCCGCCAAGGCTGCCCACGACCTTTCCGAAAAGCTGAAGGCCGGGGACCGGCTGACAGAACGAGAGTTTGAAACCTGGCTCAAGGGGCTTGGCTTCTCGAACTCGCAGGCGGAACGCGCCGCGCGTCTCCACCTGAAGGCGCAGGGGGAACCTGCGGTAGCGGATGAACAGCTCGAGTTTTATCGAGCATTGCTGGGCTAAGCCCCTCCCAATCAAGGAACACAACCATGAAGTCCAATTTCATGCGCGGCCTCGCGGTCGCGTTCATGGCCGTTGTCGGCGTGTTCGCCGCGACGGCCTCGCATGCCTCTCTCGGTGCTGTCGGCGGTGCCGAGCTGGCCGGCCTCATGCCCTACGTGGCAGTTGCAACGGCCGGCGGCATCGCCCGTCTGGCCTCGATGCCCTTCGGCCCCCGCATCTTCTTCGACGCGCCGGATCGTGGCGGCGGTGGTACCAAGACCGCTGCCGAGCTGGCGGCCGAGTTTAAGCAGGATTTCCAGACCAAGCACGACAAGGTCAAGGAGATCGCGGAAAAAGCGCTGGCCGAGGCTGAAAAGGGCGTTACTGCTTCGGCCACCACGAAGGAACTGGCCGATCAGGCCATCACCGGCATGAACGAAGCCAAGGCTCGTCTCGATGAGATGGAGCAGAAAATGGCTCGTCGGGGGAGCGAAGGTGATCAGAGCCGCACGGCAGGCGAGCGCTTCGTTGAAGACGAGGGTTTCAAGGCTTTCGCAGGCCAGACCCGGCCGCGCGGCCGCTTTGTTGCCGAGGTCAAGGACATCTCGTCCTTGACGACTGACGCGGCCGGTTCTGTCGGAACGTTGGTTCGTCCCGATCGTGCTGCTCCGATTGAATTGCCGCGCCGGCGTATGACGATCCGCGCCCTGATTGCACCGGGCACAACGGCGTCGAACCTGATCGAGTACGACAAGGAGAAAGGTTTCACGAACAATGCGGCGGCGGTGGCCGAAGGTGCGCTGAAGCCTCAGTCTGACATTCAGTATGTGGCGGCGAACGCGCCGGTTCGCACAATTGCCCATTGGATGCGTGCATCAGTTCAGATCTTGGCTGACAAGCCGGGCTTGCAGTCGATGATCGACAATCGCCTGCGCTACGGTCTCGCCCACGAGGAAGAAGTGCAGCTTCTTACAGGTAGCGGCGCTGACGAACGACTGATCGGTCTGGTGACGGAAGCGACACCATTTGCCGCGCCAGTCGGCGCTGCCGCTGCCACGCAGGAAATCGATAAGATCCGCCTCGCGATGTTGCAGGTGGCTCTTGCTGAGTACCCAGCGAACGGCATCGTTACCCATCCGATCAACTGGTACAACATCGAGACGCTGAAAGACGGCGAAGGTCGTTATCTGATCGGCAACCCACAGGGCACGCTCTCGCCGACGCTCTGGAGCCTGCCGGTTGTCGCAACCCAAGCGATGCGCCTTGGCAAGATGCTGGTCGGTGCTTTTGATCTGGCTGCCCAGATCTTCGATCGTCAGGACGCGACTGTGGAGGTCTCGACCGAAGATCAGGACAACTTCGTGCGCAACAAGGTGACGATCCGCGCCGAAGAGCGTCTTGCTCTCGCGATCTATCGTCCTGAAGCGCTGGTCTACGGCGATCTCGCCGTTCCTGCCGACGCGTAACCAGTTCGGCTCATCAAGGCGGGCGGCCTCGGTCGCCCGCTCTATGAACCGAAGGAGAAAACCATGGTCAAAGCAATCCTGATCAAGCCACTGGATGGTCAACTAGAGGGGACTGAGCGTGAGTTTGAAAAGTCGGACTTTGAACGGCTGAAGAGGTCCGGTGCGGTGCGTGCCGCTTCCGATGTTCTGGATGACGGTCCTACAGTCGCGGAGTATGTCGCGGGGGGGTATAGGGCTGAGAACTATCCACCAGATGGGTATGCCTCTCGCAGCACAGCTGAAGAAATAGCCGCCGCCATTGCTCAGCAAAATGCGGCGGTGACGCCCTCGACAAACGTTGTGCCGGAAGCGCCAGCAAAAGCTGCGCCTGCTCCGCTCAACAAAATGGCACCTTCTGTCGCCAACAAGAGCACGATGGTGGTCGATCCTGTTGACCAGGACGGTGACGGCAAGAAGGGCGGCAACGCCGCCGCAACGAGCAAGCAGTAAGACCATGGCGCTGCGTGTCGTTCAAGCGCCCCAGCCGTTCATCGCATTGGAGACAGCGAAGCTGCATCTTCGCGTTGATCACGGCGATGATGACGACCTGATCAAGGCATTCATTGCCGCTGCTGTGCAGTGGATTGACGGTCCTTCGGGTTGGCTGGGGCGGGCGATCGGCGCGCAGCGTTTGGAATGGTCATCTCCGGGATGGCTCGGGCTTAACTTTCGGCTGCCGATGCCGCCTGTGATCGCGGATAATGTTGTTATCCAGTATCGGGACCGCAGCGGAGAGATCCAGACGCTTGATGCGTCTGCTTATGCCGTTCACGATAATCGGATCTGGTTTCGTCAGATTTCCAGCATGCCTGCGGTTGGGGCTTACAGCGACGCGGTGATCATCACCTATGGCGCTGGCTATGCCGAGGGCCAGGTTCCGGCTCCCATCACCATCGCG